ACTGGCTGCATCCGCCATCTGTCTGGGCGTAAACCGCCCAGACAAGCAAGCAAACCGCCATGCGAGGCGACGTTTAGTCATGCATGCGCCCGTCCAAAAAAGGATTGATCACCCCAGTGCTCACAAGTCACGAGATCAATTTCATTGGCCAGTGCAAGTTTTTCGATGCGTTTTAATCCGATGGTGATACGGCGTAATTCCCCCGCCGTTTTCTGGCGTAAATCCTCCAGCAAATCGACATCAACCTTGATGCAATCAGGCAACAGAGCTTCAGACATGATGCAAACATCATCAATATCTGCTGGCTTGAACTCAGCCCATTCGCTAATTCGATTGAAGAACTGTTTATGTCGGCTAATTTTTCGAGCTATTTGCTCCATCCCAATTAATACAACCGGCACCTCTGTCGCGTCATAAAGGTCGCGAACGGTTTCAAGCATGCGCAGGTCATCCATCAGGTAATCTGCCTCATCAATGAACAGCATCCGTTCGTGCATACTCATCTGCTCGACGATGTAATCAACCATTCTGGATACACGTGGCAGTGGTGTAGCACCCAGCTCATCCATGACACGACTGAGTAAACTGGTAGCGGTATCTGTCTTTCGCATGCTGACGTAGATGCCATTTACTTGGTTAAAGACATGAGTCACTGCAGTGGTTTTCCCAAGGCCAGATGACCCATGAACCAAGCCAATACCTGGCACGCCATAATCGCGGTTACTCAAGCTGTCGATCACGTCCTGTAGCGCGATCACGTTTTTTACAGGTGCAACTATTTTTGCCATTGCTATACTCTCCACGTTAATTGATTGGTTTATGAGCAGCCCACCTGCTCAACCACCATTAGCTATTGGCTGGTCTATTCGGTTCCAACCTGTTTACGACCAGCCATGATTTTTTCTATCGTTCTGGCACCAAGCTTGTTGGTTTTCATGTAGTTCTTCAGCCAGTCAGATTCTTTCTCAGTCAGCTCTCTCGACAGTGACGCCTCAGCCAGCATTCGGGCTTTATCATGTTCATTCCTGATAATGAGACCACGCTGTTGACTAATCTCTTGTTCACGCTGCTCCAGCAATGCGCGCTTCTGCTCAAGGTGTTTAATCTGTGAATCTGAGTAACGAACACTCAATGGGTTAGCTACGCTTTCCACCACATCCGCTAACGCTTTAATTGCTTCATTTGAATGCTCAATAGTTGGCTTATGCAGTGCTGTAATCTGCTTAGCCTTGTCCATAAAGTGGCTGATCACATCCTGCGGAAGTTCATCAATGCCCATAACTTTTGCCAGACCTTTAACGCCCCTGCGATATTCGCTGAGCGCCTTCTTGTCTTCGCGTTTTTTCTCTCTGTATGAGTCAGGGCTGACAGAACGGCCAAGCCATTGGCGGTCATGAGCTTCGACACGCACCGACATATCGCCTTTCCGATACAGCCAGGCACGGCCAACATCCGTCGGATCAAGGAACACATCCACGGTTTGAGCTTTCCAGTCGTGGTTAAGCAACTCTTCGGCGGTATATTCCAGACCATTCTTTTTGATAAATCCTTTAAGAACCTGAGCCGTTCCAACGTGATTCAACAGCAGGTCTAAAGCCCCTTCATCAGTAATGCTTTTTGGTTGATAGTTGGCTTCCCAATACATTTCATTTGGGGATTTACCATCGATTCCCTCATGTGCATTGTTGCTGTAAAAACCATCAACCCAGTCATCAAGAAACTGCTGCAGCTCATGTTGAGTAAGTCGAAGGTCATAACCTTCTTTTTCCTCGTCTGGCTTCCGAGCTTCAGATAAGCGCTTAGCAAATTCTTTGGCGCCTTCGATGACTTCACGATCAGCAACGCTGTGGCCGATATAGCCTGGCAATAACTCGATCATGTCGTGGCTGAGAGTTCTGAAAAAACGCTCGATATGCGGCTTTTCCCAACCGCTATAAGGCTTAGCCCGGCTGATATCCATTCCAAGCAAGTCTGCAATTGCAGTTACTCGTGATGAAACGTAGTCAGATCCGTTATCTGTACGGGCAATACCACCCTCATTGACTGTTCCCCAATCCAGAATAGTCTTGCGCAATAACAGGCAAATACCTTGCGAACTGGATGATGGTGACACCAACAACTTCACGCGGCGGGTATAAACATCGATCACCGCAATGATGCTGTGGCGACCTTCTTTCAACATCGCGTCTACTGGCGTGCTATCGAACTCCCAAACATCGTTAGGCGATTTCATCCACGGATACATGGTTTCAATCGCGGTGCGATATTTGTTGTTGTAGCCCTTTGGATCAGTGACATAAGTGAATGCCACAACGTTCTTTTCCATCCACCCAGTAACCCAGCGACGAATAGATGACATGCTTGGAACGTCGACCGGCAAATCATGCTTATCGATATAAACTGTCAGCAGCTTATGCAGTTGGTTCCATTTATTAGACAGATGCGGCTTGCTATGAAGCACTGCGACTAAAAATTCTGACAGTTGCGGTGTTTCATCTATTTTGCTGACAGCAACAGGGTTATAACGCCCGGCTAAAGCAGCAGGACCACACTTATCCAACGTATCTTTCCAGCGCCGAACTGAGCTGGTCGAAATTGTTGGTATCGTCTGATAAACCCAATCAGCGATAAAAATTGAATGCTCGTTATAGGCTTTGCAGAAATCCTGCTCACCTTTAACACCTTGTCTAATTGCCAGATAAGGGGCGTTGAACGTGGCAGCAGCATCCATAATTAATAGTTTTGCGTCAGCACGTTTACGAGCTGTTTCAGGCAACACAATTAGCTGCTGCAAACCTGAAATTTGAGCCTCTTTATTAACCTTTTTAGCAACAGTTCCTGCCAACATACGACCAGCTGCAGCCGCTGGTGATTCACTAACTGCGGTTGTTTTCGCATGTTGTTTCGCTAAATCTTTTTGTGTTTCCATCGGTAGACTTGAAATGTGATATTCAAGACCTTTACCTGTTTCGCGTTTTCTTGATTGCCATCCCTCCTTCTCGGCTTTGATTCGAATAGCACGATCTGTTTTTGGAAGACCCGGTAATTCAGCTAATTGAATAGCGGTAAACCACTCATTCATCATTCACCTCTCCCATGTCTTGAGAAGTTTCAGAAATCGGATCGAAACCAATAAAGAGATAAAGATTACGCATAATTTCTTGCGCCAGAGAGCCAGCCTTTTTAGGCGATAACCCTGTATCTGGTGCGTACATTTGCACATATCTCTGCACTGTTCTCGGGTTGTAACCATTGGCTTTTGCCCATGATCTACAACTTGATCCCTTAGCAATGAGATGCGCGTGAATGTGCTTAGCGCTTCTTATTTCCATGATTAAATCCGTGTTACTATTAAGTTACGAACATACGCACTGCGTAACGCTGCGTTCCGTTTGGAATATTTGCCACTAACAAAAAATTAAACTACATGCGATTTACTCGCCGGACGGCTTATAGCCGCCAGTTAATTCCAAGTTAGATTCATGTTTATACGCACTGCGTATAATTGTGATTATTGATCCGATTCGTACGCACGTCAACACGATTGTGACGATCCGATTCTCATTTTTATACGCACACAAACAGTGAATCCTTAACTTATTGTTTTTATTAACTTATTTAAGGAATCGGAAATGGACGAACAAAACGGAAATGCTGATCCGATTCTCCGAGAAGGAATCGGATCACTACATATCCGATTGTCGGAGATTATTTCTGATAAGAGCATTCGCGAATTTGCCAAAGTAGTTGGAATATCTGAAGGCAACCTGCGCATGTTTATGAAGGGAAGAATTCCCAGAAGTGATGACCTTCTTGCCATAGCTCGGGCTGAGAAGCTTAATTTAGAGTGGTTAATGACTGGTGAGGGCCCTAAATACAGCACCGACAAGCCTTCAATTGCAATTAATAGCTGTAATGAAGACCGGCCTCTATACACACACACGACTGATTTTGATGAAGAGTATGTTTTGATACCCGGTTATCACGTTCAGGTAAGCACTGGTAATGGCTCTGCCTGGAATGGGGAATCGGTAAAGCGCCATCTGGCGTTTCGTCGTAAATGGCTTAAATATCGAGGCTTAGACGCATCAAGGCTTGCTGTGGTGTTCGCTAAAGGCGATAGCATGGAGCCAACCATACATAATGGCGATAGCATCCTGGTAGACACCAGTAAGACCGCCCTGGTTGATGGGAGCATCTTTGTACTTCGACTTGGTGATGATCTTTATGCGAAACGCTTACAGAAGCGTTTTGATGGTGGCGTTGAGATAATTAGTGATAACAAAGAATACAGCACTCAGATTGTGCCTCGTGAAATGCTTGAGTCCTTAGCTATCATTGGGAAAGTGATATGGGTTGGCAAAGACATACACTAGGAATAAACGAAGTTTAAACATTTTTTTCAAATCAGGCGGCGTAAAGTGCTATTTTCAGGCGTTTGTCATTTCTCTAGTCACGCTGCTTTCCCGCCTCGATTTTTTGCCAATTTAGCTGAATTCTGTAAGTTCTGATTTTTTCCCCTTCGACCCTCGTCAAACCCTTATACCACTGGGCTTCATCCCACCTGCTCCCGTTTTATCCAATCTGTTCCCATTTTAATCAATCAGACTGAAATGTTACATTTTTTCCTGTTTCCTTGGTTGACAGCCACCATACCAATCAGTAACATGCGCCCCGTCCTGATGTGACGATTCCCTCGTAGTTCAGTCGGTAGAACGGCGGACTGTTAATCCGTATGTCACTGGTTCAAGTCCAGTCGAGGGAGCCAACATCAGACAGTAATTCCTCCTTAGTTCAGTCGGTAGAACGGCGGACTGTTAATCCGT